TGCCCACAGCCTTGCGATCATGCATTTCCCTGACATTGGCAGTACGTTCGATCCACTTCTGGAATGCTTTCTTCGATGCCTCGTAGGAAAATATCGTGTTGAAACTGTCTACTGCCTCGCTGGTGGCAATACCTTCAACTTCCCACTTTTGATCATCAATGCGGGTGATTGGTACGTAGAGCAGGGGGTGCTCTGGCATCTCGACGCGTTTGCTGCTCTCTTCTTTTTTCGCCTCACCCTCTTGCCAACTATCGGGCAATTTCCATCCATTTGCTTTTGCCTTACGCTTGATACAAGCGCGTACAGCATTGGGATCATCGGCATGTCCTGCGAGACTAGCAGCGTTGTCAACATCAGTCTGATTACGCACCGGGAATGACCGGTGCGGTCCGCAAAACGCGTCATCTGGGATAGCATCGCGCTCTTTCTGGGGGATGTAGCGCTCAATGCCTGCGTCATTCTCAGGCCATATAGTGACACGTTCAACAGTCTCTTCCTCTGGCTGTTCTTCGATTACTTGTTCTTGTGCCATCTTCTATCCTCAGTGCGGTATGGCACAAAAAATCGCCAAGACCGCTGTTTCGTTATGGCGACATGGCGACAAGAAACTCTATTGGTCCAATCATACATCATTGCGATACATATGACAAGTATTCACGTCATGAATTCATCAGGCAGACATGATAACAGTAGTAGATTGATCATGTTTCATCTCTTCGAGGGAGCGTTGCAGCATGTCCCACGGCAGAGGGTGATATGCTTTACATTGTTTACACCACAAATAGAGAAAATTTTCATCTAGCCTTGCAAGCAGTTTATGTGTGCTATTACATTGAATTGGGAGTGACGTTTGTGTTGATTGCTCAGTCATGTGCACTGACCTCGCCTTCGCTGAGAACGAGTGATTTCTTTTCCACAAGCCACTCGCTCAAACATTGTGGAGAACAGAAGTGCGATCCTTCCCTATACTGTGAGTTGCCTTCGATGACAATGAGCCATCCAGCAGGAACATCCCACTCGTACTGTTGCTGGTAAGTATGGACCATGAACTGGCTCGGACACATCTCACACTTGACGGCAGTGACTATCATGGTTCATTCATCTCCTCTCGTGAAGCCAGTCTCCATACCAATTGCTGTGCTTCCTCAACCGTTTCACATTTGCCAATTGAGTTGCTCAGGTCCATCAGGATACGATTGATCACACGGTCACCAGTCGAGATATCCCTTGATGGATGGACACAGGTACAGAGGAGCGCTGAGTCTCGTATCATGCGTACAGCAAGCGCATCGCTCCTTGGATGTGTCATCTTGAGCCGACCGCAATCGAGACAATAGATATAATCAGCGTGCTCGTCTCGGATATACATATTCTGCTGGTCTATGTAGGTGCTGCTGGCAATGAGTTGTATCAATGTGTACCTTCCATTTTTCTCACTTCCCGCTCTCGACAGAATAGCGGTGTTCCCCGGTAGCATGAGTGCATATCGAACAGGAAGCGGCATATCCACTGCTTACATTCTGGACACCATCGAACTCGTAAACGCGAGCAGCAACATGGGCCGATCCCGGATGTAATGCAGTACGTCACTGCTCACCATCATTTACCATCTTCACCTCAATCTTTGGCTGAGTCTTGCGCCACTCCATCAGGGTACGCGCTTTGGTGACGATGCACTCTGGAGTGTGGTGAAAGCTACCTGAATAACCTAACTCTCCAGTACAAAACAGACAATCGGTGCCTCCCATCATGTCATCGGCAAGCGTTGCACCTTCTGCCACTTCTTGCGCAATCTGCCAGAGCGTTTCCTGTTGTTGCTGCTGGAAATAGTTACTTGGATAGACCGATGCGCCTTGCGGGAGCGTTACCAATTCTGGAGGACAATCACAAAACCCCATTTGTGCATTGGCAGAAGGAGGCCACATACTAGTGTCGTTCCTCTTCCCACACCGAGAGCAATAGGTAGTTATGTGGACTGCAAGTTGTTCCGGTCCAGTCTCACCAGAGATCGGGAAATGACTAGCGGGATCTGCGCCTGTTGTGTGACCAGGGCAAAACGTGATAGGTGGTACTGATGCCGTGGATGTTGTTGCTACTGTTGCGTAAAGAATGGCGTTTCCGATATATCCGCTACATATAGGGCAAATCTTATACTCAGTCATAATGTTCCTCCTACTGTTTGTGCCACGCAAGAGCACAGTTCCCCCACTCGCTTAACTGATCAATCATCTGTTGCAAACTGGCATAATCACAGACCGGGATGTCTTGCGTATCGAGGTGCACATGCCCACTGGAATAGAGCGTGCCTTCAGCCTCACAATGCTGCACTGGGCGACCAACACCACGCTTCTTGCTATTGTCGAAGTAGATGGTGAACATACCTTTGCTCGGTTGTGCATAGATGAGGCTACTGTCTTCGATCACAGCGTCAACCCACCGCGAGAGGTTCATGGCTGTAACTCACTTTCTGCCAGCGCGGTATGGAAGGCTGAGGGCACCTCCTGTCGTTTCTTTGGAGACGCAATAGCTGTAAAGGTGTAGCGAGTAGCGCACGTGCACCGATTAGCAGACAGAGCGTTATCCACACTACACACAGGCTGGTTGTCGAAGTAAATAGTAAGCGTATAGGGCAACGGTTTGTGACAAAGATGACAATACTTCATAGTTCACCTGCCTTCATGACTCCCTTGCTCATACGGTCCTGTTTCATCATGTGCTGTTGCATTTTGATATCAGACAACGCCTTTGCCACCTCTTCACGCACGATCGTGCGTACCTGTTCTTCAGTGAGAGCAAGGTGGACCAGTGGCACGGCAACATTCACGTTGTTTGTTGTTACAGTGTCGTCGCAATGTTCAGGTGAAGTTCTATCTATCAATTAACGTCTCCTTTATAAACTCATCAATTGGCATGTACGTATCCCCACCATTGCTAGGTGCATTTAGTCGTCGTAATGGCTCATCCTCCCGCGCTTCTTGATGCGATTTAGTACCATCATGAACTGCTTGTACACTGGATGGTCACGGCGATCCTCTCTGATGAGCCAATACGCCAACAGTGCCATGCTCATATGTGAGGTCGTGAGGCTCTGACAGAGTGTGCTAATGGTGATGTCAATAGCCTCCTGTTGGCAGGACATCACGTGTGCAATGTCCTGATAGATGGTTTGAACATCATCGCTCATGGCTGGACCACCTTCATAGTTGCCCATTGCTCCTTGACCCGACTGAAGACTTCTTTGACCTCCTCAGTCGTCACACACCGCTCCAATTCAGCACTGACCCACTCGTGCACGTCTTCAGAAAGGATCGTCGTAGTGAAGCCCTTAAACCCGTTGCCGCGCTTCACATCGTAGAGTGCACGCCCACGCCAACGGTTCAGTTCGAGGATGATGTCGCGTTCGCTTGCCTCTCCCGATTGCGCTGCTGGCGCTCCAACCTGCATCTGCTCTTCGAGGAGATGGACCAGTTCATCAAGCGTGAAGCGTTTCTCATTCGCTTGTTTCGCATTCCCTGCCGTTTGTGACTTCTTCCCTGTTCCTGTCGGCTTTGCTTTGCCTTGTTGTGTGCCAGTGTCATTGGTGTCTTGTCCCTCCTCTGCTGTATCATCTTGCGATTGCTGTTGTGGGTTAGCAGTCATCTGTAGCCCCGCCAATTGCGCGGCGTCGTTTGCTTTTCTCGACTCGGACCCTTCCTCGAAGCTGGCAAGTGGCACAACACCATTCTTCGTGATGAAGAGCGGCCCTGTTTGCGGGATGTCTGGGAACTTCATTAAGTGAGCAACGTCAGACGGAGAAATGACCGCGCGATCAATGAATGCTCCATATGCAACAGATAACGCTTGTATATCTTCTGACTCTTCATAGCCGCCAAAACCAAACACAAAGCGATCATCATGAAACTCATCACGTATGACATTGGTACAAATCATGGAATACATGACCGTGAGCGGAAAGAGTGTACGGCGGAACAGCATGTTTTGCTGCCCTTCATCAGCGCTCTTGTGAATGGTCTCGGTGAAGGAGAGGTCATTCATACCGAGTCCATAGTCAGCGGCAAAGTAGTTGAGCAAGAACTTGTCAAACTCACATTGCAATTGGTACTGCTCCAGCGGCGTGTACTTCATGCCAGGTTGCGTAAATCTCATCCGTACTTGTTGTTGCGATGATCCCGCCGTGAGTGCGTTCCACATTTGTTCAAAGGCGTCAATTTGATCAGGTGTCCAGTTGGAGGCTTCCGGCACCTCCATGATGGCAAATGGTTGGTTCCCCTCGGTGAAATAGCTCAGGTCTTTCTTGGCCTTGCGTAGTGCCTGGTTGACCCTGATCATGACACGTTCTACACGTGAGCGCCCGTATGGAGTGTTAGCCTGTGGTGACTCCCTGAAATAGATCATGTCTTTGCTGGAATAGATTTCACCCGGTATACCCCAAGGGAATTGCTGATAGGCGACAATGCTGCCCCAATCATCGAGAAGTGGCTTGAGCGTGTCGCCTTGCACAATCGGGAGTTTGAGGAGACGCCCAGCGCGATCACGCTGCTTGTAGATATAGAGTGCATCAATCTGTGTCTGTTCGATGATGGCAATACGCAACCATGAGTGGAAGTCATTGATGCCATCAGGTTTCTCGAAGAACTTGCTATAGGCGGTGACCTCTTTTTGATAGTCCTTCAGGTTTGCGCCTTGCTCCTCCAACTCTGGACGTAACTGTATTTTGATAGTGAGTTTCGGGATGAGATCCAGCCACACTTTTTCACAGAGGGCAATCCCATCACACAGCATTGCGAGGTTGCGAAGTTGTTGGAATGCAGGTATATCCTGATTACCGAGCGTGCGGTCGGGATAGGTAGTATTGACTGCGAGTGGGTACTGAAAGAGTCGAGGTAAGCCTGATGGATTTGCGCCTGGCTGCGTGTCTATCGGCGTACCCGGTGAGAACATGACAGAGTTATCAGATACTTTCCCTGGACGGTTCATCTGGGCAATGAGTGCTTGTATTTGTGCAGGCGAGATGATGTTGCCGCCTGTCGGGATGTTGGCACGCTCCAGCGTCTTGTGTTTGCGATTGGACCGTCTACTCATCAGTGGTATACCCTCTCCATCCCTCGATGATTAGATGTTATTCGTACTGTTCACCGTAAAGAAATTATTTACCGAACGTGCAGTACTCGTACTGGTTGCACTGGTAGAAGTTGCCAGATTGCTGAATACGGCCTTTGTACCAGTACTCGCATAACTCATGACGTTTCCTTGAGCAAATCCGAGATTACTTGCAACAGACCATGCATCCTGGTTAGCACCCATATACACGAATGTCCAGTTTCCAGCCGCCTCACGACGCTTGATCTTGGCAGTGATCGCCTCTTTCGTGAACTCCTTCGATGCATTCTCGAAGCCATCGGTCATAATGATGACGATGAAGCGCTCTTTGCCGTATGGTTTCCGCTCAGTACCCCAATGTTTACGTGCCTCTGAGAGAGCAAACCCGATAGCATCATAGAGTGCTGTGGTGTCTGAGGGACGATAGT